TTGCCGAAACACCGCCAAAATATATTCGTAGTCGAAATGGATTCTTGAAATTCAAAAACATACGCGCGGCGGCGTATTGGTTACTTCGTGAAGCGCTTGACCCCGATCATGGTGATGATCTTGCACTTCCTGACGATCCTGAATTATTGCAAGAACTATGCGAACCACGCTGGATGCTAACTGCACAAGGTGTCTTGATTGAACCAAAAGAAGACATTGAGACACGTATTAATCGTTCACCTGACAGTGCCGACGCGCTCGTCATTGGTCATTATGGTCTTGTGTCACAAGGAACCGCAGGCATATGAGTTTTGTTAGCAATTTCGTACAATTTATGCTTGGCACGCCATATGAGCGTGATCGTTTGGATGATCAAAAGGATCTCTCGATAGTAGTCGATCCGGTTGATTCGATTACATTCGTCAATGAACTTACATCAAGTGGTCAGCGTCGGCCAAAATCTGACTCAGCATCACTTCAGTCCACAATGTCAAGCAATGAGTTGGTTTTTGCATGTCTGCACGCAAAAGCCACCGCGTCGCTCGATCCGCGCCTTGTTGTTCAGCAACGAACCGCAAAGAATGAGTATGTCGAGATTCCTGGTCATCCCATGCGACAATTAATAATGCGACCTAATTCGCAGATGACCGAATCGGATTTGATGAAAGCCGCGATTGTCAGTTGGGATGTCAGTAATCCGCGGCGATTCTACTGTGAGAAGAAATACAAAGGCAATTTACTCACTGAATTGTATCCGCTCAATCCTGCGCGAATGACGCCGAAGTATGCACATACGCCTGCACGTGATTTGATTGGCTACACATGGAGCGATGGTACACTTTCGCGTGACTACAGTCTTGACGAGCTGATCATTCGATCTGCACCGGCATGGTATGACCCGCCGCCACTTCCGGCGGCACTCGGCAACGTCAAGAGTGACATTGCACAAACGGATCATATTACTGCATTCTTTGAGAATGGCGGTATTCCGCCGGGTATTCTTAAATATGATCGACCACTCAATGATGCAAAACGCGAGGAAATCCGTGATAAATGGCGTGGTGCGCATGGAAATCGCTATAGTCGCCAGCATGACATAGCAGTACTTGACATCACGGCACAATATCAGGAGATTGGATCGAAGCTTGACGAGTTGTCAAGTCAAATCCTGCGCAGTGTCTCAGAAAGCCGCATTTGCATGGTATTCGGTGTACCACCATTGATTGTCTATGCATATGTTGGTTTAATCCGTGCAACCTACTCAAATCTAAAAGAAGCGTGGGCAAACTTTTGGGATGCGACGATGAGTCCAACATTCAAAGAATGGCGCGCATTCTGGACGATAGCACTGTTGCCTGAGTTTGAATACGAGAAAGACATCTTGAGTGAGCGTATTCGTCTGCATTATGACATGAGTCAGGTGTCATTTATGCAAGAAGATGTAGACGCTACACAATCGCGCGCACGTGCAAACTTTCAAGCGAACGGCATCGATCTTAATGAATTTCGTGCATCTATCGGGTATCCGCCAAAAGTTGGCGGAGAAATGGTGTTTGCACATTCGGCGATGCCATCACAACCACCATCAGGAAGTATGTCGCGTCATTCCACTCAACGCACCGCAAAAAGCATTGACAAACCAAGTATGCAACTTATTGGGCGTAAGATTGAGAAATCAGTCAAGTCATATCTCGAAGATCAGTATCGCGCTGCCGCTGATGCTTTAAGTGTATGATAGAATCAAACAAAGAATATATCATTCAGCGTATAGCAACATCGATGATTATTATTCCTAGTTGGGACGGAATGAACTTGCAACGGTTTACCTCTTGGTTCAATTTACTGATGCGAACACCGGATAAAGACGTTGATCCGATTATAGTTGAACACGACTCGCGAATGAATTGTTTTACCATCAAAGATGGGCGTCATCGCTTTCTTGCAACTGTCTTCGCGTGCCGACCCACGATACCATGTGTTGTCAAGTTGCAAACTGAAGTTGATTATACTTATATGACTCTTGGTGATTATCCAGATGTGTAAGTGTCAGTTATGGCAGATATTACAGACTCACTCGACAATGGCGATGAAATTGAGCGCATCATGCATAAATATTATCCTATGATTATTGAAAGTGCATTTGGCGACGCGAGTCTCGCAGGTATACCAGTTTCATTTGAACTTGAGAATGAATATGTACAAACTATTCTGGATCGTCTTGGCAAGAATATTCGTGCGGTCGCTCAGACGACGCGCGAAGAAATCCAGGCATTAGTTGGTCGTCAGGCGGCTGAGGGATGGAGTGTTGAAGAACTTGCGAGACAAATTCGTGATCGTGGCGAAATTGGCAGTGTGACACGTAGCTTGATGACTGCGCGCACGGAAACAGCCACGGGGTATAATCTTGGATCAATTGCGGCGTATCGTACAGGCAATGTGACACATGTCGATGTACTTGATAGCGATGATGATGAAATCTGTGCAGCGGCTAATGGATCGCGCTGGACGCTCGATGAGGCAGAAGCGAATCCCATTGGTCATCCGAATTGTACACGTACATTTTCGCCGGTAATAGAGTAAGAATAATGCCATATAGAAAACAACCGAAATACTGTGATCGATGCAAGAGTCAACACAAGACCCGCAAGATTCGGAAAATTGCACAGTTGCGACCAAGCACGAGGCGACTATTTGTTTGTTCATATTGTGCTAGATTACTAGAGCAAATTGGTTGGCCGATTTATAATGTTTGATTGGGATAAAATTGTTAATTTCGGCGTACCACTATTGTTGTTGGCTTGGATAGCATGGTTCACAAGTAAAAGTGTTTGGCCGTTCATTGTTGACCGTATTAAACAATCAGATCAGGAACGAAGAGCATTTCTGGCAACACTCGAAGAAATGAAGATTAACCTACGTAGCAATACTGATGTAACACTTCAGACATTAAAAGAGGTTCGCGATCTAAAAATAAGTAATGAGATTGAACGCGAACGGGCAAAGGACCGCGATCAAAGTAGCGAGCAAAGGAGACAACGCGGATGAGAACGGCTATCATCGTTATTTGGCTTATTGTTGCAGGTATTGACGGCGTTATTGCAACTGTTGCGACACTAAACTTTTGGAAATCACGCCATAAAGCCGGCATGAAATACATCATCTACGGTTTGCTCGGATCAATTTTTTACGATGTCATCATTACCGTTTTGGCAATTAGCGCATTTATGCGAACAGGTAATAATAATGTTGTATCATTTGATCTAATGTTATTCACACTTGGAAATATTGTAAAGATACTTCCAACAACAGCTTTTTCGGCATACATGGTCGGTATTATTAAGAATGGCAAGGAAACATCGTAATGTCATATCTCACTATTTGTATCGTCATTATTCAGCTTTTATGCAACTTGGCTGCGCCACAACCGCCAGCGCCCGACGATTGTAGTCAATATGCAGAACCACGCGTGTTTCTTGACTCACAATCCTGGTGGACGACATTTCCTGGTCAAAGCGGCACTAATTTTGGTCATACACACGTCAGCACATGTTTCCCGCTTGGACAACACGTAAGCGGCGTTATCTCACTCAATGTGCGTGTAACAATGCATGATAATCCAGGATCACTTGATACACTGACGATACAAATGGGTGCAAGTGGTAACTATGTCGCCGCACAACAGAAATTCAAACCGCCGCTGACGTGTACTAACACATGCCAGTGGTGGGTACCACTACAAGTCAATGTTGGAGGTTTTCCAAATTCAGGCTATCAAGAAGTGCGTATTCGTGCGCATGTGAGAGAACCAGATGGCAAGATCAATTCCGGCTCAACTGGATGGCAAATTTATGTCGATAATGGAAAACCGCGCAAAGATTATCGCCAATCGACATTTATCCAAGGAACCGGTTGGTATACTGATGTTGAATATACACAAAGCAGACTTTTAAGCGGTCTACCACCAGCAATTGTAAGTGGTGTATGGTTGCCACGAGTCGAATGTCATACAAACAAGGTTCCGGTTACTGAATGTTTGGTGACGATTGATCCTGATTTCCACATGAATAACGACGGAATAGTGTTTTTGCGAGTTAATCACAGCTTTCGTGATTATGTACCAATTGACACGCGACTGCTCACGAATGGTCTGCATAAACTCGTTATTCGCACGGATGCAACCGCACCAACTGATTCGACGGCAAGTGGCGTACTGGGCGCGCCATTCATGGTGATGAATTGACAAATCTTGTCCTCATACCAATACCAGTCCACATGTGGACTTTCCCCGCGCGACTTGCACGTGTGATCGATGGCGATACACAAATCTATCAAATCGATCAAGGCATGCATGACTATCGCAAAGAAAGCCTTCGACTTGTCGGAATTAACACACCAGAAACACATGGCGCGACAAAAGCAGCCGGCGATAAGGCGACGCTATATGTGCAACAATGGATGACACGTGCTGCGAGCATGCAGACCGAATGGCCGCTTATGATTCAAACATTCAAATCCGATGATTTTGGTCGTTATCTTGCGCTTGTTTGGCGTACAAATGACGGTGCGTGCCTTAACGATGATTTGTTGTCAAGTGGTAATGCGGTCATATATTCAGGCAAGAAATAGGTGCAGTTATGCCATGGACATACGACAATCCACCAGCAGTCGCACAAAACTGGACACAAGAAGAAATCATTGCTTGTGTTGATGCCGCTAATGCTGTATTAGAGGGGGGCGGTACGGACGAAGATGCGATCTTTGCATGTATTCATGCTGTTGGCAAAAATGTTGATGCGAAAACACGAGAATTAAAAGTATCTCCTCAGTTCACAAAGCAAATTGAAGATAATGTCGTTACTGGTATCTTTTGCATTCATGGCAATGTCGATGAAGGCATGGATCGATCACATCCTGGTGCAATGAGCGATGTAAAGATCGATGGTCGTAATCGCGTACGGTTCCTGTGGCAACACGCAAGTTACGAGCCACCTATTGCTGTCGTCAAGTCGATTCGTGAATTGACGCGTGCAGAACTGCCGAGTGAGGTATTGACATATGCTCCTGATGCAACTGGCGGCGTCGAAGTTGTACGAAAATACCTTGATTATCATCCATCGTCGCGTGGTGCGGAAGTACTCAATGGTCTCAAAGAAGGTGCTATCCAAGAAATGTCATATATGTACGATGTTGTTGAATGGTCATACACAAATGACGAAAATAACATGGTTATTCGCGAATTAAAAAAGCTTGCACTTTGGGATATTAGTGATGTTAACTGGGGCATGAATCCGGCAACACTTGCGATCAGCAAGTCAGCAAATTGGAAGACGCGCTCGCTTGTTGATCATACTGCGAAAGTGGAAGCTGAAGTAGTAGCATGGCGCAACCGGATTAAAGAACTTGCTAGTAATCGATCAAAAGAAGGACGTGTTCTAAGTGACGCAAATCGTAAAAGAGTCGAGTCGTGCATCAAAACGCTCAACGACGCACTTACAGCACTTCGAGATTTGCTCGATGCAAGCGAACCCAAACACAGCACGGATCGACAAAAAGAAATCCGCAAGTTGTATCTGGAAACGCAGCGTACACTTGCACAACTTAATGGAGTGACATTCACGTGAAGAAAAAATACGAACTTCAGCAGGAAATCGATGCCAAGAATAAGCGGCTTCGCGAACTGTTCGATAATGGCGGTGACGGGTACGAAAACCTCAAGGAAGACGACATTATCGAGATTCGTCGGCTCAATACTGAGCTAACAGATCTTGGTAAGCAGCGCGATGCGGCGGCGGAGCTTGAATTACTTGATACGCAGTCAAAGGAACGCGCGAAGCACATGCCAACTGAGCGCGAAAATGATCGTGAGGTTGGCAGCGATGGTAAGGAAAATCCGCATATCAAAACTGCTGGTGAGCAGTTTGTCGAGCATGATGACTATAAACGACTTCGTGGTGTTAGTAAGCGACAGTTTGGTGTTAGTCTCGAAAAACACGACTTCACCGAACAACTACGTGGTACCAAGACTGTACTGAGCACCGCGGCCGGATTTACTGCTCCGAATCCACGCACAAGTATGGTTGTTCTCTCCGCACAACGCCGACCTGTCGTTGCTGATCTCATTCCGCAAGATCCAACTGATTTAAGTGTGATCAAATGGATGGAGGAAACAACATTTACAAATAATGCCGCAGCGGTCGCGGAAAGCGGTACAAAACCAGAGGCGGCGCTTGCGTTCACTGAACGATCACAAAACGTCGAAAAGATCGCTGTTACATTGCCAGTAACAGAGGAACAACTTGACGATGTACCAGGTATTCGTAACGTAGTAGATAACCGCCTCACGTTGATGGTTGAACTCAAGGAGGAGGACTATCTTCTCAATGGTACTGGTACATCACCACAAATTCAAGGATTTCTCACCAAAAGTGGTATACAGACTCAGGCAAAAGGTGCCGATACTGCACCAGATGCAGTATACAAAGGCATGATCAAGGTACAATTAGGCGCGGGCGCAACTGGCAGTGATGCCAATCCAAGTGGTGCGATCTTCAATCCGCTCGATTGGCAGAACATTCGATTGCTCCGCACTGCCGATGGTATCTACATTTGGGGATCACCCGCTGATGCAGGTCCTGAGCGTATTTGGGGACTTGCCATCGTCAAAACACCGACCATGACGCTTGGAACGGCGCTCACGGGTGATTTCGTCATGTTCAGTCATATCAGTCGCAAGCTTGGCTTACGCATTGACGTAGGATTGGTCAATGACCAATTCCTCAAAAACCAAGAGACGATCCGACTTGAGGAACGACTGTCGCTCGAAATTTATCGCGCGGCGGCGTTCTGCACGATCACTGGTCTATAAGGGAGGCAAAATGAGCGCATCTGCATGATATTATTCAGGGTGGTATCATGCAGATGCACTCAGGAGGATTAGTATGCCAATCATCGAATCAAGCAATAATCCGGGGCTACTTGAATATCGCGGTAGTGGCGTACCGTCTGCTGGCACTGACGAAGTGCAAACACTCACGTTTGGCGGCACATGGCTTGCAGGCGAGACGTTTAAACTGTCATTTGGTGGCTTTACGACGGCTGCGATCAGTTGGTCAGCAACAAACAATACATTACGAGATAATATCGATACCGCACTCGAAGCATTGCCGACAATCGGTACAGGTGGTATTACCACTGCTGTTGGTACCATGACTGCCGGCCTGGGTACAATTACGGTAACATTTGCTGGAAACCTCGCCAAGAAGGCGGTTGCAACTATTGGCGTTGCAAACAATGGATCAGCAAGCGGCACACTCGCTATTGCTGAAACAACGCCAGGTGTTGATGCATCATTTCGTGGTGCATCGATTGGGGCAACATATAAAGACATTACTAATGGAAAATTATACATCAACACAGGAACAGCACTTGCGCCAGTATGGACTGTTGTTGGCACACAAAGCTAATAATGCCGCTCGCAATTACACAAACGAAAGGAAACTCGATGATGTATCTGCACGAGGGTGAAAATTTGTATCTCACCGATGATGGAGAGATTGTCAAAGCAAGTGATCCGAGAGCTGCGACACTCTTGATTGCAACCGGTTGTACTATGCCAGAAGATGAGGCGCGGCGCTACGGTCTTGTGAAAGATCGGAATCACGAAAAACAGTCAACACAACAACATGAAGACAAGTCGCTAAAAACAACCAAAGAAAACAAATGAGTACACTAATATCATCAACGGGACTTGTGCGATTTGTTCTCGATCATGGTCCGCATGTCGGGCAATCTCGACCGGCAATTATCGTACGAGTTATTAATCCGACACAACAGATAGTCAACATGTTCGTATTTCCCGATGTTCCACATGATCAAGTGGCAATCTCGTTTGAAGAGGATGTGTCATATTCACCAGAACATAAGCCGCGTACATGGCATTTCGACACATCAAACGAGCGATAGCTATGACATATGCAACAGTTGCACAAATACGTGAGTATCTGCCGCAAATACCTGAGTGGGGCCAGCAATTCATTACAGTAAATGGTGCATCGGGGGGTACATTTACACTTATCTATGAAAATGTCGAAACACCGGCAATCAACTACGATTCGACTGCAACACAATTGCAAACGATCCTTCGTGCCATTACCGCGATTGGATCAAGCGGTGTCAAGGTCAGCGGCAAAAAAGGCGGACCATGGCGAGCTATGTTTCAAGGCGATCTTGCAGAAAATGTATCACCGCTCGCTATTGGAC